ACCCTTTGTTTGTATTCGCTTCGGGCGCATTAGGATTTGATAATGAATCCAAGATTATTGGGGACATGAGTGGGGTTTACTTTATGTCCGTTGGCTTGGTGGTATCTGCATTCTTCGGTGCCGACGCGTACGTCAAGGGCAAAGAGAAGAAAAAGGAGAAGGGGGATGACTGAGATCCTGACGTTTCTTACAGCAGTTTCCGTCGCTCTTGTTATCGCTGTTGCCATCAAACTCTACACCGGAGGCAAATGACATGATTCCTATAGAAGTACTGACGATGGCCGGTGGGGCCACGATGGGCGGCATCTTTAAGATGATCGACAAGGCTCAAGAAGCCAAGCGTGCCCAACAAGAAATGATGATCGGCATGATGAAGGCAAAGACCGAAGAGGCCGATGCCGCGTCAAACCGTGCAACCAAAGCTGCTGACGCTGCTGCCGCACGCGTAGGTAACGACCCGTTTGCCAAGATGACCCGCCGCATTTTCGTGTTGGCGATGCTGGCAATGGGCGCGTGGGCAATGATGGGTGGTCTGGCAGGCTTGGACATTTACGTCCCGGTAGATCGCACCACGGGCTTTAACTTCCTCGGCTTGTTTGACACCACCAAGACCCAGACCGAATACATCAAGTTGGAAAACGCCCTTGTACACTACGAGTGGTTGAAAATTTCAATCCTCGCCGCGGGCAGCTTTTACCTCGGGAAGAGCTAATGGCCACGAAAGATCCAAAACTCGCACGCGCAGGTGTGTCCGGCTACAACAAGCCCAAGCGTACGCCTGGTCACCCGACCAAGAAGTTCATTGTCGTTGCTAAAGAAGGCGATAAGACCAAGACGATTCGGTTCGGCGATGCCAAGATGAGCATCAAGAAGGACCAACCGGCTCGTCGCAAGTCCTTCCGTGCACGTCACAAGTGTGACACCAACCCGCCGAGCAAGCTGACGGCGCGTTATTGGAGCTGCAAAAAATGGTAGCCAAGAAAAAGAAATCCGCTACGAAGAAGGACGCCTGCTACCACAAGGTAAAGGCGACATATAAAGTGTTCCCGTCTGCATACGCATCGGGTGCCATAGCTAAATGCAGGAAAGCCCGTGGCGGTAAGAAAAAGTGAAAAGGGCGCCGCGCTGAAGCGGTGGTTCAAGGAGGATTGGAAAGATGTTCGCACAGGTAAGCCATGCGGTCGCCAAAAAGGTGAAAAGCGCGGGACTCCATATTGCCGTCCATCTAAGCGGGTTTCTGCGAAAACTCCTAAAACTTCTGGAGAGATGACGGCGGCTGAAAAACGCAGCCGTATCGCTCAGAAAAAGAAGCTCGGCCAACCGGCTGGAGCCCCCAAACGTGTAAAACCTCTAAGGAGAAAGTGATGCCAGGTATGATGAAGAAGCCGATGGCTTACAAAAAAGGCGGTGCAGCGTTCAAAACCTGCGCGGGTTGCAAGTCCCCTGCAAAATGCAAAGCAGCAGGCAAGTGTTTGATGAAGGCCAAAAAGAAATAGGTTTCACGTGAAACCTGCGAAAGACATTGCTCAGGATGCCGTGTTATGGCTCTTGGTGGCGATCGTTTTGGCTTGGGGATTAACTGGCTGCAGCGACTTGCGAAGGTTGACCATGACCAAGGACGAGGTCCATTGGTATCAAAACCTGACCTTCCGCCCATGTTTAGACCCGGAAGTGGTCTGCATCCGCCCATGACAAACGACGCCGTTGATGCGAAAATCGCGCAAGATCCACCACCAAAGGCCTGACAATGTCTTTCTTTAAGTTGGCCCTAAAACCGGGCATTGATAAGCAGAACACGGAATATGGCGCCGAAGGTGGGTGGACCGACGGTGATTACATTCGTTTTCGCTATGGGCTGCCCGAGAAAATCGGTGGGTGGACCCCGTTTCATGAGGAAGAACAGTACCTGATCGGCATGATCAGCGAGGTCTTCCCGTGGACCGCGCTTGATGGCACGCCTTACGTCATTGTCGGCACAAACAAAAAGCTGTACGTGGCCTATGGCGGCGTCTGGACCGACATCACGCCTATCCGTACGACCACGTCTGCGGGCGACGTCACGTTTGCCGCGACAGATGGATCAACGACCATTACGGTAACCCACACCGGCCACGGTGCGATTGAAGGGGATTTTGTCACCTACAGCGGCGCAACCTCTCTCGGCGGCGTGATTACCGACACGGTATTGAATGCGGAGTGGGAAGTCACGTTTATCGTGGACGCCGACACGTATGAGATTACTTCTCCAATCGCGGCCAATGCGTCGGATTCTGGCGATGGCGGCGCTTCTGTCGTGGGCACGTATCAGATCAACGTCGGCTCCAACATCAGTTACTTTGACTTTGGTTGGGGTACCGGTAGCTGGGGTGCTTCGACCTGGGGTACTCCACGTCCGGCTTCAGTAGGCACGCAGTTGTACTCTCGTGTATGGCAATTCGACAACTACGGCGAAGACGTGGTTTGTCAGTTGGTCAATGGCCCGACGTACTATTTTGATACGAGCTTGGGCGTTGGAACACGGGCCACGGCCCTTGCTGGGGCACCCACGAAAAGTTCGTATGCACTGGTGTCTACCCCAGACCGGCATTTGGTTTGCTTTGGCACCGAAACGACTGTAGGAACGAGCACAACGCAAGACCCGATGTTTGTGCGTTTCTCTGATCAAGAAAACATCACCACGTTTACCGAAACGGTCACCAATACTGCAGGCGGTCAGCGCCTCACGGATGGTAATGAGATCATCTCTGCCATCCGTTCCCGTGGTCAGATTCTCATCCATACGGATACCTCATTGCATGGCATGCAATATATTGGGCCTCCATATACCTTTGGTTTCCAGCAGCTCGGCGTGAACTGCGGTTTGATCGGCCCGCATGCGTCGATTGACGTGAACGGTATTGCGTTCTGGATGGGCAAAGACGACTTCTACATGTTCGACGGTACGGTAAAGAAGATTCCGTGTACTGTGCAGGACTATGTGTTCGATGACTTGAATAAAGTACAAGGGACCAAGGTTCACGTTGGATTGAACTCGCAGTTCAATGAAGTCACGTGGTGGTACTGCTCGTTTACGTCTGACTACTTGGATCGGTTTGTCACCTACAATTACCTCGAAAACTGTTGGTCCATCGGCAGCATGCCACGTACAGCATGGACCGATCGTACGGTCTATCCAAGCCCGCTCGCCGCGCAGTTCTTACCGACCAGTACGGTAACGCCTTCAGGCGGCAGTAACCCGACAGGCTTGACGGCTGGACGTTCGATTGTCTGGAACCAAGAAACAGGGACTGATGCGAACGGCGCTGCAATCTCATCGTTTATTTATTCCGGTTACTTCGACATCGGCGATGGCGACACTATGTTGCTGATGAAGCGGTTTATTCCGGACTTTAAAGAACAGGTCGGTGATCTTACGGTCAACCTTTACTTGCGTCCGTATCCGCAGGCTTCGGCCAGCCCAAGTTCACTGTCTCCGCATACGATTACGCCGACGACGCAGAAAGTGGATACGCGTGCGCGTGGCCGCCAGATTGCAGTGCGTATTGAGTCGGATGAGGTAGGCAGCAAGTGGCGTTACGGCACGTTGCGCGTTGATGTGGTACCGGATGGCTTGCGATGAGCAAGATCTTTAACGTTCGTTTACCCAATGCTGCTCCGAAAGAATACAACGCGGAACAGTTTGATCAGCTTGTTCGCTCGCTAGAACAAATTGTTCTGCAGCTCAATACAACCTATACCCCTCAAATCACAGAAAACAACCAGACGACACTTGACTGGTTCAGTGGTGCGATGGGCATGGCGAACCGTGGTGTGCTGGAGGACTACGGTGATTTTGCCTACGGCGCGTTTCAGGACTTCACCGACCAGACGCACACTTCGACGGATACCGCTAAGGCAATTACGTGGGACACCACTGCGTATTCAAAGCACATCTCCATCGGATCTCCGACCAGCCGAATCGAGTTTGCCAAGGCCGGGAAGTACTACATTGACTTCACCGCGCAGCTGACTTCCCAGTCGGCTAATGCAAAAACATTTTGGTTCTGGCCTCGAGTCAATGGCGTAGATATTCCGGGTTCCACAATGCGGATCACGACGCACG